TGATGGCGACGATCATCAGGCGGCTCCTACATCTTCGACGTACAGCATGGCAAGACGGGTCGCAGATCGGGTCGCGGTTCCCGTTCCTGCCGAATACTGCAAGGTGGCGACGACCGTCTGTGATCCGGCGGCAATCGGGGCGATTGACTCCACGAAGCCGGAAAACGTGAGGCTCGTTGACGAGATCGCGACGACGGTCGAGTTCAGGACTGTGCCGGTGACTGTTCCCGAACGAAGCCGAAACGTTGCTGACGTAATCGACGTGCCGGACAACGCTGGCTCAATGTAGACGATTCGATAATTCCGGTTTGCAACTGCCGTCCATGTGACGGTCAACATGACCTCCTCGGCGGTGACCGAAGTGTCCGTCGTGCTTGACGTGACCAGATCGGTCATCAGGCCGCGAGGGAACTTGTTCATTTGGGCGGCGGTAAGTACGTCGCCGGACGTGAAGTCTGTGTTAGGGGAGACTGTCATTAGGTCACCATCCGAGTCTGTTTGTGTTGAGAATACCGAACGTGGACGAGTTCAGAGTGAACAAGTCATAGATCGTCACCGGCGAAAGATAAACGGTGAACTGTGTCCGACCGGGTATTGCGGACACCGTCGCACCCTCGACGACCATCGTGACCGTCGTGTTCGCGGCGTAATAGGGTGAATAGTAAGTGAGGGTCGTCGTCTTGCCGGACATCGAGGAAAGTTCGTCGAGGAACTCGGTCATCCGTGTGTCTGTTTGAGCGTTGTCGTTGAACCGAACGTCGGCGTACAGTTCCTCCTCGGCGAACACGTTTGCGTAGTAGTCGGTCTGTGCTTGCTGTTGGGCCGTGTTATTGAACAGCACCTGGCGGTTGTAGTTGCGCTTGTAGTTTGATGCGCTGACGGCTTGAGTCGTGCCGACGGTCGTCGAGGTGAGATTGACGACGTTCGGATAGTTCGCGTTCGGAAGTTTTCGGGTCAGTCCGTCATAGACAAGTTTCGTCGAGGCATTCGTGCCGAACGTGAACAGGGACGCGGAAGGTGCGGCGGAGGTGCGGAACTCTAAGGTCGCTCCGTCGTAGTAGTACGTCGAGTTCTCGGTCAGAAGAAGGTCAACAACACGCTGACCGATGGTCGTCGGATCGAACGCATCCGAAACGGTCGCACGACCGTTGATCAGTGTTGCGGGCGGGTACGGCGGCTCAAACGGGTAAACCTCTTGGGCGAGAAGTCCGGCCTGATAGATCGCGTTCGTATAGCCGATAACAGGATCATCATTCACATAGAACAGGGACATCATGCCGATGGCATCGGTGCCCGTGATCGTCGCGGTGTATGCGCCGACCGCAATGTCGTCCTGATACGTCACCTCAACGACGTAGAAATACATCTCGATCGCTGACAAGTCGTTGCTGATAATGATCTGGTCGCCCTCGGCGATCGTGGCGGCCTGTCCGGTGTTGTTTCGGACGGTGAGAGTGCAGTTATTTCCGGTCGGTGTATTGAACCATGAAAAGCGTCCGACGGAGAACGACAGGCTTTGAGTGATCGACGTGTATGACGTTGCGCCGATTGTTATGTCCCACTCGACGGAGCTCATTAGCCGATTGCGTTCGCTGGGAGACGGTTGTTCAGTCGGACGTACTGCTGGAGCGCGGCGACGACCGCGTTCGGATCGGCGGACGTGACTGTCACGTTCACGGTCATGTTGCCGCCGATCGCATGGTTCGGAGTGACGTAGCCGGACTGTGATCCGAGGGTGAGGAGTTCGGGGCCACGCTCACCGACAAGGTAGGTGCCGCCAGCCGACACGGGCCCACCGGTCGCCAAACCGGGAATGCCGAGGGTGCCAAGAAACAGTTCGTTCTCGGTCATCGCTTGGACGGCTTCGCCAAGGCTGACGCGGCCTCGACCTGTCTTGATGATCGCCATGAGCTTGACGGCTCGCTCAAGTTGTCCGGTGTCAACGAGCACCTTGAGGGTGTTTTGATCCTCGTTGGTCATTTTGACGGTGGACGCCAGTTGCGCGATCTCGAGGATGAGCTGGTTGACGGCTTCTTGGTATTCTCGGACGTTGCTGGGATCGGCGAACGCTTCGGCGGCTGCTTCTTTGACGTCGTCGAGTGCGTCGCGGACATCGTTGATCTGTCGCGTCTCGTCGATGGTGTCGAGCATTCGTTGCCAGGCAATGTTCAGGTCGTACACCGTTTCTGTGGTCTCCTGCATTGAGTCCCTGATGTACCTGTTGGCGTCCGTGGCTCGGATGCGCGAGTCGTAGTAGCCGATGTAAGCCTCTCGAGCCGCTTCTGCTGCTTGTGCCAGGTCGTACAGGTCTCCAAACTCTTTGGCGATGACGTCGCCGGTCGGACTAAGCGCCTTGTCTACGAGGCCGACAATGTCAGCCAAGAAGCCGACGGTCTCCGCCAGGATGGGCACCAGGTTTTGACCTAGTGCTATCGCAAGGTCGTCGAACGAGTCCTTGAGGTTGTCCATGTTCTGCCGGTACTCGCGAGCATTGTTTAGTTCTTCTTGGTTAATGACCTTGGCGTCGGACACTTGATCGAGGGATTTTCGCAGCTTGTCGGATCCGCCGGCGATGAGCTCGGACATGGATTGCCAGCCTTTGCCGAGCAGTTCTGACGCGACTCGGGCACGTTCTGCCGGGTCTTTGATGCCGTTTAGCCGGTCGATCACGTTGAGGAACGTTTCGTTGGCGTCGACGGATCCGTCTCGGGCGTAGGCCACTTGGACGCCAAGCTCCTCAAACAGTTTGGGCGAGGTGCCGAGCTGCTTATTCATTTTGCCGATTGAGGTTTCCAGCGATGACGCTTCGATGCCGATGTCTCCGGCGACCTCGGCGAGCCTGGATGCCTCCTCGACGGTCAGGCCGGTGGCGTCTGATAGTTCTCCGGCTGCCAGGGCGACGTCTTGGAACTTGCCGACGGCTTTGACTGCGAACGTGGCAATGGATGCTCCGGCGGCGATCGCGAAGGTGGCGGCGTTGGCTTTGACGGCGTCGAGGGCTGCTTTGCTTCCAGCCTTGAACTTGTTCATGCCGCCTTCGGCGTTGTTAACAGCATTCTTGAAATTGTTGAATGCGGCCTTGGCGGCTTTGATGCCGGAGTCCTCAAGGGACGTGATAATGGGAATCTGGATCGCCATTACAGCCTCACCTTCATAAGTTCACGGTTGGCTTGACGGACAACATCTGCGACGACCTTTTCCATTTCGGCTATGACGGGGCCGAGTTCGTTTTCTATTTGGAACCACATATACCTGGATGCGTCTCCAGGTATTGCGTCGGCGAAGTTCGGTCGCTGGTAGTTGGGTTCGCGTCGAGATTTTGTGCCGCCGGCTTTGCCTGCCATGTCGACGATTGCGACTGGTGCTCCTCGAGTGATGATGCGGACGACGGACACCGGCTTGGTGGTAGAGGTTGCGTTGACGTTGCGTCGAGGTCGTCGTGCGTCGATCTTGATGACGGCAGTCTTGCGGTTGTTCCAGCCGGTGCGTCCGTTGTGGTTCATGCCGGACAGGGGTGCCGTTTTCGGGATGCGGCTGTTGATGTCCTCGACCAAAGGCTTGATGACAGTTCGGATTTCGCGGTTGAGGGTGCGGCGAAGGTCCGGCTCAATCTTGCCGAGATCGCGGAGCGTCTCGCCGAGTCCCTTCATCTCGATCGTCATCGTCTGGCCTTCTCTGCTTCCTTGTCCTGCTTGTTGAGTTGGCGGATCATCTCGTTGACGATCGCCGGGTCTGTGTCGCAGAGGAGGCTGGGAGCGATCCCGGTTCGGAGGGCCAGCGTGGCGATCAGCCGGGTGACTTGTCCTGCTTCTCTGCTCTGTCTTTTGGGATGAACTTGACTCCGGCGATCGTGTCAAGCCAAGGCGTAAACAGCTTGACGGGGATCCCTGCGGCTTTGACTGCTTCCCAAGCTAGGTAGGCCATCGGCTTGAACTTCGGGTCCTCGAGGAACGAAGACCACGAGAGGTTCGGGTGGTAATCCTCCCATTTGCAGGCCACCCCGTAGGTCACGGGGACTTCATGGACTTCGCCGTCGTTCATCTCGACTTGGATTGTCATTCCGATCATGGGCGAATCCTACCTAGCTGAGGAAGGCGGATCAGGTGATGTCTCGGGCCCAGGTGCCGCCGACGAAATCGAGCGTGACCATCGCAAGCTCGCCGACCGTCGACGCGATCGGGTTGAACGAGGCGAGCATTGCGTTCGTGATGGTGTACTCGGGGTTCGTCGCCGACTCGGTGGTTCCCGATGGGGAAATGGTGAGGGTGGTGTTGCCTTGTCCGACCATTGACGAGCACAAGGTTTCGATCTCTGAGGTGGATCCGCTGCCGCCGTAGGACAGGTAGCACTCGAGGGACACGGACACGCTTTGGAGGCCTTGCGTGTACTTGCGTCCGGTGTCGCCCATTGCGGTCGTCTCGAGCGAGTCGTAGCCGACCGTGATCGTCGCGCTGCGAACTTGGTCGGAAATGTCGACGGTGGTTGCGCCCTGGGTGATGTTCACGGTGGCATTGGACAGGAATGTGGTTGTCGCCATTGTTGGCTCCTTTTGTTAGTTGCGTTTGCTGGAGATTCGGACGGTCAGGTCGTAGGCCGGCAGTTCTTGCGAGCCGATCTGAGCGATCGTTGGTTGTCCTCCGGTGATTGCGAGCGACGAGTTCATGAGAGCGTCGATCGCGGTGAGGAGGTAGTCGCCGGCGTCTTGGTTGCCGGGTGGCGGTGCCAGGACTCGGATCGTGAGTGTGATGTCGCCGACGTTGTAGGTGAAGGCGTCGAACGTGGGGAGCTCGATGAGCACGGTGAGGGGCCGTGCGTTCCGAGGGTCTGTGACGGGGACGTAGCCTCGAGCGGTGATGACGTTCGCGACTGCGGTGATCGCTTCCGCGAACATTCCTGTTGCTGCCATGTCATGCCACCTGGCTCCTGCGTACTCCGAGCAGTTGCATGATGCGACCGTTCGTCAGGGTGGGGACGCCGACGGACATTGTCTCGAACGACTGGAAGGAGTCGACCGAGCCTCGTTCCCTGTACAAAGCCGAGGCATACAACGTGGCTCCCAGTTGGACGGATGCGTCTGGGGCCGTGGTGGGACTGTCGTAGTAGCCGGCTTGCTGACGTCGACGGAAGCACCATTGGTTCGCAGCTGCAACACAGGTGGCGATGTAGGCGGTGTCGTTGGCGGTCGCACCGGAGATGCCGAGGAACTCGGTCACGAGGGCCGAGGTGGTCCAAGTGCACGAGATGCTCCACGTCAACGTTCCGTTGGGGATTGCCGCTGATCGCTCAAGGTCATCGCCGGCGTCGTAAAAGAGCAGTTGGTTCGGGATGATGACGTTGGTGTCGAACATCAAGTCGCCTTGATTGTCGACGCCATCAAACAGGAACGTCGGAACGGCGAACACGGTGTGCGTACCGTTCAGGCCGTGACCGAGGCCGGACAGCGTTATGGTCTGTCCGACCACGATCTCGGTGTCCTCGAGGGTCTGAATGACGGCGTAGTCGTCGAGCCTCATGTGCTCGATGACTGTGTAGGTCGCCATGTCGGGTGCCCTCGTCCTTCTGCGTTGCCGTGCGTCAGGCCTGCGGGATCTTCATGAACTTGGTGGCGTCGATCATCTTCGGCGCGAAGTAGCCACGGAAGGCGATGGTGCGCGACAGCTGCGACGGGTTGTCGATGGAAATCGCACCCTTCTGCTGTTCGTACACTCGGAACGCACCGGTGGCGGCGGCTCCGACGATCGTGGTCTTGGCGGCGAAGTTGGTGTCCACCACGAGGCGGAGACCGAACACGGTGGCGTCACGCGATCCGGGCGTCATCGAGCCGAAGGCGTTCATCGGGCCGACCTGTGGGAACAGCGGTCGATCCGAGCTGTCCGAGAGCTGTCCGAGCTGTGCGAATACGTCGCCGGAAACGAACAGGTGGTCGGGCAGGTAGTTGCCCTGGCTGAGGATGGTGTTTGCGCAGGCGTACACCTTGGCGATCCAGTCGGTCGGGTCGGTCGGTGCGACGTTGCCGGTGGCCTGCGACGTGCCGGACAGGAGCGCGTCGGCGGCGGCGTTGTCGGTGGCGATGGCGTATTCCTTCGCCATGTCCTCGAGCAAGCCCTGCAGCACTTCGGGCGATGTCCAATCGAGTGAGGCCTCTGAGATTTCGACGTAGCCGCCATAGATGTCCTTGGTGACCTGGATGTCGTCGACGATGTACTGGCCGGCGGTGATGGTGGTGTTCTGCGTTGCAGGTCCGCCGATCGACGTGTGGGTCGTGATCTTGGGGACGATAAACACCTTGCCTCCAGCGGGAAGTCCGCGAACGCCGATCGCATCGCACACAGGGCGCAGGCCCTGGATCCCCGAGTAGATCGGGGCCACGATTGGCAGGGGCAGGATGCCGTCGAGGTCGGACGTGGTGACGTCCGGTGCGGCGGCTCGCAGGTTGGCGTTGAAGTTGGCGGCGTACGATCCGCCGATGAGCTGTGCGGAGATCCACTCGGCGGCGCTCGGCATGGTGAACTCGCGCTTGGCGCTCGCGTAGATCGGGGTCGTGGCGACTGCCGCCTCGACGGTGGTGGGCTGGGCTTCCATGTTCTCCTCCTCGGAGTCTTGGGTTGTGTTGGATTCTTCTTGCTGGGGTTCGATCGTCTCGGCTTCTTCAGCTGAGGCGGCGACTGAGTAAACCTGGGCGTCGGCGTAGGCCGGGACTGTCACGACGGACAGTTCCAGCCATCGGGCCTCGGAGACCTCGAGGACGCCGCTTGCGGTGCGCTTGAACTTGGTGGGCACGGCTCCGACGGAGACGGAGTCAAGTGCGCCCATTGCGAGTAGGGCGAGGCTGTCGTCGGCAGCTCGGGTGGGTGCGAGCTTGGCTGAGAACATCATGCCCTCGTCGGTTGACACTCGTTCGGTAACGACGCCGATGACTCGGGTGTCGTCGTGGAACTCGAGCAGTTTCGGGGCCGGTCCGTCCTCGCGAAGCGATCCCTTGAGGAACTTGACTTGCTCACCACCGGACAGGGTGGCGACGGTGTCCCACGGGACGGCGAGGCCGGTAATGGTGCGTGACGGGGTGTCGCCTTCGGCGGCGTCAAGCGTGACGAGTTGTGCGGTGAGCCGGATCATCGGCGTCCTCCTTCGTTGATGCGGACGTCGGCTTCGTCCTCGACCTCGACGTCAGCGAGCGAGTTTTCGTAGAGATAGTCCTCAACGTCAAACTTGACGTAGCGGTTCTGAGGTAGGCAGAACGACGACGAGAGCGTCTCTTGGATGCAGTCGAGTATGGCTTTGGCTCCGAAGAGGTAGAGATCCTGCCGGGCCTGTTGAGCGTTCTGGTAGGTGAACGATCCGGGGACGCCGATGCCGAGCAAATACGGAGGGATGCCGCATTGCCTGGACAGCTCAAGCGCTTGGAACTGTCGTGATTCGACGAGTTGCAGTTTGGACGGGTCGGACGTGAACTCCTTGAACGTGACGACCGAGTTGAGTGCGCCGATCGCCGAGTTGCGTCGAGCTGCGGACCATGCGGCTGCGAGCTCTGCGAGTTCTTCGCCGGACATCGGTTCGGACGCGTCGGTCTGCTGGAGGTAGCCGGCTGCGATCTCGTTGACGGCGAAGCGGTCGGCGGCGCGGTCAAGTTTGATCGCGGTCTGAATCGCACGTTGTCCGGTGTAGAGGATTCCTTGGGTCGGGGCGATGAACTGAAGAACGTCGTCCATGTTAAGCTTGATGCCGTTGAACGTGGCGTCGCTGGACGGGCCGAATCGTTGCGGTGTCTGCTGGTCCTCCAGGGCGACCATTGAGGCCGGAAGCCATTGGAAGGAAAGCGGTCTGCCGGTGGCGCTCGAGCGTGAGGTGACGTACCAGAAGGCCGAGCCGTGGAGCATGAGGTCCGTGGACGTGTTGCTCATGATGAAGTTACGGGTGACCTTGGGATCCGGTTGACGCATCCATTGTTCAAGCTCGAGGTAGATCTCCTCGTATTCTTCGCCGGTCCATTGGAGCGTGTAATGCTTGAGTCCGAGGCATCCCACGACCGAAGCGATCATTTGCACAGACCGTGCGACGGTTGGAATGCTCAGGGCCAGTTCTTCTCTGTTCCCGACTGAATAGGTGTAGAACTGACCAATCTGGGCGGCGGAGCCGGCAGCAGCCTTGAGCGGTGCGGACGCAAACGCCGCTTTCTGCTTCTGCTTGCCGAACGCCATACGCCGGATTCTCCCACCGTTCTCCGGTGAGGTCTACTCATGTCAGCCGGTGGCGAACGCAGCCTTTTTTCGTGCGACGGGTGCGAGTGCTCGTCCGGCGGCGAACACGGCGCAACGGGCGAGCTCGATCGGGCCTGGGGACTTCTGTGCGGACAATGGTGCACCGTCGTTGGTTTTGACCATGACGGCTTGGTTGATGTGTTCGGCGAGGGACACTTCGCCGGTGTGGCGGATCTGTCCGTCGAGGATTGCGCGGCGCACGATCGGCGTCATGGTTTTGAGTTCGCGGTAGCCGACGATCTCGGTCCGTCTCCGATAATCGGGTGGCACGAGCGGTTCGTAGCCGGGTGTGATGAGGAGTTGTGCGTCGGTGTCGTCGAGCACTTTGGCGATCTCGGTCCACATGGCGGTCTGTCGATCGACGACGAATGCGACGGTGACGATCACCTCGAGGCCGGCGCGGACTGCTCGGACGCCGACGATCCGGTTCTCGTCGAGGCTGGAGTCGACGGCGAGGAAGCCTCCGGTCGGCGGTTCGCCGGTGGTTGCTAGGCCGTCCCAGACGTCGGGTGGAAGCCAGGAGTCGTTCGCTCCTTGCCAAAGGTTGAGGTGTGCTCGGACGAACTCGGCTCGTGGGATGGAGTTCCATGCGTCCTCGAGGGCGGCGTGGTCGACGGTGATTCCGAGGGCAGGGTTCGCCGCGGGCCACCAGCGTCGATCGGACGGATCGATCCCAGCCGGAGGTGAGAACTCGCAGAAGTACATTCTGCCGGTTTCGCCGGAGTCGATCGCTTGAATGCCTTGCGCTCGCATCTGCTGGAGGACGGTTGAGCCGGCGTCACCGGCTGTCGACCAGCATGACATCTGGGAGTCGCGTCGTGCGATCATCGCCGGCCTGAATGCCTGGTAGACGACGGACGGCTTGATCTGCCAGATCTCGTCGAGAAGCAGGTAGTCGATTGAGTAGCCGTGCTTGCCGTCGGTTGCGGCTGCTAGCCGAATCGTCGAGCCGTCGGGGAACGTGAGGCTTTCGCGTCCGAACGACTTGTAGGACTTGGCTCCAAACTTCTCGGTGAGCACCGGTTCCATTTCGCGGAACATGACCGAGACTCGTTCGTACTCGTTGGCGACCAGGACGACCGACTGTGGCTCTCCTCGGTTCGCCGCCATGCCGACCGCCCACCACGAGGCCAGCACCTTCAAGGCCACGGATTTCCCTTGCTGACGGGCCGTTGACGTCAAAGCACTCGAGAACAGAAGCCGACCGTCGTCGCCGAACGAGAGCTGGTCGTCGATCACCTGTTGTTGCCAGGGCATCAGCGTGATCCCGTAAATCGCCTCCGCGAACGACGCCACCTCCGAGCCATACGACCCGGACGCCTTTACCGGCGTCACCAGCCTCGGGGCAGATCCCACCCAATCACCGCTCGATCCGACTCGGTTCGCCTCGGTTCGGGCTGGTTCGGTCTCGTTCAGAGAGAACGAGGATGGGGCATCGGGGTGAGGGGTGTCGGTGTTTGGAAAACGTGTTGGGGCTTCGCGTCGGGCTTGGGTTCGGAGGGCGGTTTTGCGGTTGACGTGTCGAGCTCCTCGGCTGGCGTTGCAAGTGGCGCAGCTGCCGACGAGGTTGGTTCGGTCGAAGGGGTCGCCTCCTCGATCTAACTCGACGACGTGGTCGGCCTGGGTGCTGGGTCGGCGGTGGCACCAGTGGCAGATTGGTTCGTCTGCTATGACCTCGAGGCGTAGGGCTTTCCATCTGGGGTCTTTGTAGATCGGGTTGCCTGCCATTAGCCGATTCCGTCTCCGTTGCAGGTTGAGCAGGTGACAATGGTGTCGTCGTGGATTGTCTTGCCTTGTCCGTGGCATTGTCCACATAGGTGGCGTCGCTCTGTCTTACTAGATGCCAACGATTTCATAGTCTTTACTTGTTGAGTCTTTACTAATACAGAGGCGTTTTCCTCACGGGGATAATCCCTCTGAGGTGGTGGACAAGTGGACGAGTTAGCCACAGGGTTGTTCACAGGCTGTGGAGTGTCGAACACTTCGGTCTCGTATTGCCAGCGACCTCGATCGTCCTGGTAGCGGCGTGTCCGTACATAGCCGGCGTGGCGGAGCTCGGTGAGCGCAGTACGGATCGCGTCGAGGCCTTCTTTCTTGACCTTTGCCAGCTGGGCGGTCGAGGTGTTCCAATGGTCGGGCTTGGACAGGATGTAGATCAGGACGCCGGTGGCCTTGAATGACAGTTTCGGGTCGGCGATCACCTCGTTGCGGATCACCGTCCAGTTCGCCTCTGGTCGAGGTGTGCGGCGGATCATGTTTTGCTCCTTGATAGTCGGTTGATGATGTCGGGTAGATCGGAAGGGAACCAGACGTAGGCTTCTGCGCCGGCGGCGATCAAAGTTCGCATCCATGCGATCTGCCCGGCGGACAAGCGTCCTCGTTCCCGTTTCAGCTCGGCGAAGATCAGGTCGCCGAACTTAGGTCGAGCGAGCACTAGGTCGGGGAAGCCGGCGTCTCCTTGGATCGGTGTTGCCCAGCGTCCTGGGCGGATCTGTGCTGGCCTGAAGTGTGCGATCTTCCATCCTCGTAACGACGCGATCTCGATGACCTGCGACTGAAACTCGGCTTCGGAAACGGTCATGATTCTGCTCGTCGAGGAGGCCGGAACGTCAGCGATGCGTCAAGCCGGTAGTAGCGAGAACCGTCCGACGTCGTGACAAGTTCGCCGCGCTGTCGCACATCCGACGCTGTCGCCCAGCCGACCAGGCGGACGGTTGCGTACTCGATGGAGGCGTAGCACAGCATGAACTTCTGCCGTGGATCGACGCTTCTCAGCTTTGACTCGTTGACGCCCATCGGGTCACCTTCGCGGCGTCTCGTCCGGATCTCCCAGGTGCCGACATCGGGAAGGTCACGGCTCCACAATGCATGCCATTGGTAGATCGGCAGTTTCAGGTGGATCAGCGTCGCGTATTCGCCCATCAGGCCGAGCACGTCGTCCGTGTCGCGTCGAGGGGTGCCGACCGACGTCGCACCCCGAGCCATGATCACCTTCCGGCGTTCAGCTGCCATGCCTTCAAGGAACGCCATCTGCTCCTGGCTGAGATCGTAGATCGTCATCAGAACGGAGCCTCAGCGGTCTGAGCCGCTTTCAG